CAATCATAAGAACTTACACTATCTTAAAGACAACGGTGTATACGATATCCAAGGTGTACACTTTAACGTAATGGCGGTGGATGAAAAGCCTGCAAAATATATGCACGCTAAAGATTTTGAAGGAGATTTTAAGATCGCATTACATCATGGCTCAGTCCATAATGCATCCACAGATGCAGGATTCACATTAAGTAATACTCATGTAACTACAGATATGTTTATAGGACATGATTTAGTATTATTAGGAGATATACATAAACCACAATATCTTGATAATGAAAAAACTATAGCATATGCAGGTTCGTTAATTCAACAAAATCATGGAGAATCATTAGGACATGGCATTATGGTATGGGATCTAAAAACTAAAAAATCAGAATTTGTTGAGATTGTAAATGACTATGGATATTATACATATGAAATTGATAATGGTAAAATTTTAAACCAAAATCCAAAAGTTCCAAAAAAGCCAAGACTGAGATTAAAAGTCAAAGATACAGACTCAGGAACATTAAAACAAATAATAGCAGATATAAGATCAAAATATCGAGTACAAGATATTTCAATTCAAAAAATAAATGCTTTAAATACTACAGATGCTCAAAATAAAATTAATTTTGGGAATGTTAGAGATGTAGAATGGCAAAATGGCGTAATAACTGATTATTTATCTGATGAATATGGATTAGATGATACTTTATTAGATACTATAAGACATATTAATAGAACTGTACATTCAAAATTACCAACAAGTACATTAACAAGAAATATTACTTGGACGCCTAAACATTTTGAATTTTCAAATATGTTTAGTTATGGTGAAGATAATAATGTTGATTTTACTAACATGTTAGGAAGTTATGGACTATTTGCTCCAAATGCATCTGGTAAATCAACTTTATTAGATGCAATCGCATTTTGTTGTTTTGATAGATGTTCAAGAACTAAAAAAGCAGCTCATGTACTTAATAATAAAAAATCTAGATTTCATTGCAAATTTGAATTTGAATTAGGAAAATATTCTTATTTTATTGAGCGTGTTGGTAAAAAAAATAACCGTGGCCATGTAAAGGTTGATGTTAATTTTTGGAGAATTGATAAAGACGGAAATATAGAAAATTTAAATGGAGACCAAAGAGATACTACAAATAAAAGTATAAGGCAATATTTAGGTTCATACGAAGATTTTGTTTTAACAGCATTATCTTTACAAAATAACAATACAGGATTTATTGATAAAACTCAAAGAGAAAGAAAAGATTTATTATCTCAGTTTTTAGATATTGATATATTTGAACAACAATATTTAGTAGGACATGAAGAAATTAGAGAAACTGCAGCTTTAATTCGTGAATATAAAAGAAAAGATTTTTCATCTGATTTAGTTAATGCAAATGATATTATAACTCAATATACTGGGTCATATGAACAAATGAAATTAGATAAATCAGAACACGAAGAAATGAAGACAAATCTTAATGATATTATTTTTTCATTGACAAAAGAACTAAAAAAAGTTGATACATCATTAGATAAGCCAGATGATATTTTATATGAAACAACTCAATTAAAAGATCAAATTGGTAATCTAAAACTAGATTGTGAACGACAAAAAAGTTTAATAAAATCACAAAAAAAGCTTATAAAAGAAACAACTCAAAAAATAGATAAAATTGATGAAAAGGCGTTACAACATGCATTAGTTGAATTAAAAGATTATCAAGATATAGTAATTAAATTGAACAATGATCTTAAATTAAAACAATTAAAAATACAACATGCCCAAAAAATGGTATCTAAATTAGATAAGCATGAATGGGACGAAGATTGTAGTTATTGTATGGCTAATCCATGGTTACAAGAAACTAAACAAGTTGCAGATTTATTACCTAAACTAATTGACGAAGAACAAGTTTTAGAATTTGATATTAAACATTATGAAGATGGCATTGCAAAAATAGAACATGAAGACAAACCAAAAGAAAAACTAAAAGTTTTAGGAGAGGTAAAGCATTCGTTAGGAATAAATAACGGGACATTAATAGCACAAGAACATGAATTAGAAAAAATGGAATGGGATATAGAATCTATTCAAAATGAAATTCGTAATAAGAAAAAACAATTAGCAAAATCTATAAAACAAAAAGATAATATTGAATTTAATAAAATAAAAAATTCTGAAATTCAAGAAATAAGAGATGAAATAACAACTGTTAATACAGAATTAAATCAGTTACATTCAAAATTATTAACATTATCTGGTAAACTAAAGATGGCCGAAAAATCTCGTCAAGATGCCCAAGATGGTATAGATAGATTAAAAGATTTAGAGCAACAGTATAAAGGATATGAATATTATCAAAAAGCGGTTCAGCGTGATGGAGTTCCATATCATTTAATTACAAAAGCACTTCCACAAATTGAATCTGAAATAAATAATATTCTAAATCAAATTGTTGAATTTACAATTGTATTACATACAGATGGTAAAAATATAAATGCTCATATTGTTTACGATGATGACAATTATTGGCCATTAGAATTGACATCAGGTATGGAAAAATTTATCTCATCATTAGCTATTAGAACTTCTTTAGTAAATGTATCAAATCTTCCAAGGCCAAATTTCCTTGCAATAGATGAAGGATTTGGAGTATTAGACTCGGATAATCTTAACTCAATGTATATGTTATTTGATTATCTAAAATCTCAATTTGGATTTATTTTATGTATATCTCATATAGATGCAATGCGAGATATTGTAGACAAATTAATTGAAATAAAAAAGACAAACAGTTATTCAAAAATTTCTTATAATTAGTATATTTCCATATTTATATAAAAGTATACTATAATTATTAGGGATAATACATGCCAATAAGAAAAGAAGCTGCATATATAGGATTAGCAGAAAATTCTGAATTACGATATGATGTTGTAGATAGAACTCCAAGTTCTGAAGATTATTTCCAAGTTACAGAATTTCCTGAAACATTAACAGCTGGAAAAAATGTTTTCAAGTTTAGAGGTAATCCTGACACGCTCGTTGATGATTCAAAAGTTCATATTGAAATATTAGATTATAATGGCGATCCTATTTATTATGAAGTTTTAAGATATTTAGAAAAAGATGGCACTCGAGTACTTGCAGTATATATTTATCCTGATACTCCAGAAGGTCGTGCAACAATATATTTAGGTGGTAGAGTTCGATATGATGCAGAAAGAGGAACCAACTTCCCATATTCATCAGATGCAATGTCAGATAATTGGAAAGATTTACCAAATCTTTTATGGCTTAGAGAATCTAGAGTAGCTCCAAATAGGCGTAATAGTTCTGAAATTATTATGTTACAACAACCAAAAGTAACTATAAAAGAAGAAGTAAAAACATTTTCAGAAATAACAGACTTGCCGACATTTTTTAATGTTGTAAAAGGTAATATATCAGACGGAAAATCAATATCAGGTACTGGACCTGGTGCAGGATATACAACACTAACAGTAACAACTACAACAAATCAAATGACAGATATTGCAGGTATGCCTGTATCACCTATTGCAGAAGCGTCATTTACATCAAGAACTCCTTCAAGAGGTTCGGCTGCTATATCAATTGCATTGCCATCTTCATTAGCTAATGCACCTGCGGTAATAGGTAATACTAGTGCAGTAAATTCAAATGCAATTTCTTCTACAACAGGATTATCCACATCGGCATTAAATACAGCAACCACAAATGTAGGAAATTCAGGACCAGGTGGTACAACAATTGGAAGATTACCACCTCCAATGCCTGTATTTACATCACCAGCAAACTCAACTGCGACATCTCAAAATAACGTTAATGATTCAGCAACCGTCGAAGATACTACAGTAACATCAGTATCAACACTTGTATTTAATCCACCAGATACAACAACTATTTCAGTTACAGGATTTCCATTAACATCAAGTCACCATTTAGGTGCAACTGTTATTATAAATCAACCAAAGGTAAGTGTAGCCAGTGATACTCATTTAGATTCAGATGGAAGAGTTGTTCATAAAACTGCAACAAATACAACTACAGGTGGAGGACAACGAAGAGTTGATTGTACATATGTAGGAACAATAGTTGATATAGAAAATTCAACTACGGCCAAATTACACCCACCTTTTGATTTTAATTCTGGCAGAACTAGTAAACCTGAAGGCGAACATATTATAGATTTTAATGCTTCAGAATTTACTATGAGTTATTGGGTGCCCCAAATGACATCAGATACAGAAAATTCAATGTCGTTTGCAAACATAGTTCTTAATAATATAGAACCAGCAACAGGTGATATTTATTCTGTTAAAACTTCATATAAATTAATGGGAGCTCCTGGAGATTATATAGATGCAGGAAATACTATTCTTGAAAAAACAGATTTATTAATTGACCGTACAAATACATCGCCTGACATAATATTAGGAGTAAAAGATACATCAATGGGAGAATTTACTTCTCAAACTCGAATAGATGCTTATTGGAACAAAGGTGTAGGAACTACTGCAACATTTGATAATGATACATCAAGTGAATCAGTTTTATTAGAAGGAGATATAGGTACAAACTTAGATAAACTTGTATTTAATATTAAAGAATTTTATGCTCCAACATTATATAAAGATACAGAATATCAATTATCTTTTTTTGCAAAAGGATTTACATCTCAAAGTATGAATCCATTGAATACATCTGAAAAAGATTTACGAATGGATGTATATATTTCTGGTTCAGCTGGAGAAGCTTCAACTTTAAGGCCTATTAAAGAATATCATGGTGGAATGTTAGGAGCTCCATTAGAAACATCAAATGAAGCGTTAACAGACATATCTTTAGGCCAATATTTAGGAACAGTTGAAATAGATGCAAATACTGCAAATATTGGTAATATAGTACAATTTGTACCAGAAGATACTGACAATTACGTTTTAAAATTTGTTGTTAGAAAAGGTAAAATGTATCTTAAAAATGTACAATTGACAGCAAATATTGAAACTGGATTTTCTCCTAATACTACAGAAATGAATGTCCGAATACCAACGGATAAAATGAATGCTCCGGTGGCATTCAAGTTTCAATATTTAGATTATTTAGGAGCTCCAGCCGAAGTTGAAACATTTGCCCAAGGTGCAATTTTTGATGGTGATAATGTTTATATTGAAGGAGATGGAAATTTATTATCTGGATCTGTTTTTATTGGTAATTCAGTTGGTTCTGGTATTGAACTTGCAGGTGTACGTTCAGCATTTATTAGATCAGTAGGATATGAAGGATTTACTTCCGCATCAAGAACAGATAGGCCTGGTGGATTTATGATATTTACAGGATCTATTCTTCCAGATGCGCCTGATGATTATGCTAACTTAGGTACAGGTTTAGAACTAGTACAAGACTCGTCAAGCTTTTTTAGATTTAATACAGTAAATGGATTAGATATAAGAGCAAAGACATTCTTTATTGGAGATACAGATTCGCAATTTATTTCTGGTTCTCAAGGACAAATAGAAATTAGTTCTTCATTATTTCATTTAGACCCAGCTAATAATATATTAATAATTGGAGCAGATGCTGTTATTAATGCAGATTTATCTGTTAACCAAATATTTACTCCTGCAGGAACTACTGCAGCTGATGCGCGAGCATTTATTAATAGTTCTGGAGCCGCAAAATTTGCTGGTGATGGAGCAGGTGCATATAAAGCTGAATTTAATGAGGATGGTACTGCGACTGTAGCAGGATGGAGTCTTGGAACTGAAGAATTTCGTGGAGGTAATATAACAATTAGTTCATCAGGTGAGATAAAAACAACAAACTTTATTTCATCAATGGTTGGTGGACTAGCAGGAGGAGGTTATAGAATTGGTGCTGATGGTATTGCTGAATTTGAAGAAGCAAGAATTAGAGGAACATTATCAACCGCTGTATTTGAAAAAGAAACTGTATCAGCAGTAGGTGGTGCATTAATAGTAGCAAATGCAACAGCACTTGCATCTGGTTCAAATATATTAAGTAATATTGCAAATTTAAACATTGCAACTCAAGTAGATGATGCAACAATAGATAGCCCAACTCAAGTAACATTTAATTCAACAGCAGGCGTGGATAGAGTTAAACCAATAACTCCTCAATCAGGTCCACATAAATTAGTTGCGGGTAGAACATATAGAGCTAAAGCTACTATTTCAAGTTACGCGGGTTCTAATACCATAGGATTTTCAAATGAAGGTGGTATTGACACAGATACCGGAAGAAGATCAAGTAATGGTGATATAGAAACAACTTTTGTTTTTTCTGGAACAGGAGATGTTCATGTATTTTCTAATACAAGTAATACCGGTGTTATATCAAATATTACAATTGAAGAAATGTCATTACCAGTTGATAACGCCGCAGGATTTGCAGCAGGTGAATATATTCTAGCTAAAGCAACTTCATCACTTGGGTTTACTGAAGAGATAATGGAAATAGCATCAGTTGATACAGCAACTAATACTCTTGTAGTTTCAAGAAGTAGAAATGACAATTTAATTGTTAGTATGTCAGCTGGTCAAGTATTGGTTTCTCAAGGTAAACAAGATACAGGGTTTATTTTATTAAATGCAACTTCAGGTTCTGAAACACCTTATATTGATATAACAGAAAGAACAGGTTCAGGTGTAAATGATCTTGACGTAAAAGTTAGATTAGGAGATTTATCAGGAGTATCAGATACACAGTTTGGAACGTTATCAGGATTTGGATTATACACTGACAATGTATTTTTAAAAGGAACAATATCTGCATCTGCAGGCCAATTAGGAGCTTTTAATATTGATGGAAATGATTTACATTCATTAGATTCAGGAGCTCCAAATAATGCTCCAAATGATGGTATAGTAATATCAGGTAGTGGTGGTCCTAACGGCCGAATGGTAATTGATATTTTTGATGGCACAACCAAAGTAGTATCCTTAGGTAATTATAGTTCAGGTAAAGATGGATTGTTTGCATCAAATGGAGATATTGGAGGTTGGGACATTGATGCTACTAAATTAGAAGCTGGTTCAGGAGCTACCAAAATAGTATTGTCACCAGGTGTAGGTATTCATATGGGAGCAGATGCATTTGCATCCGCACCATTTTCAGTTACCACCGCTGGTGTTATTAAATCAACTTCTGGAACCATTGGAGGATTTACATTAGGAGCCACTGAACTTTCAGCAGGATCATCAGGTACTGCGCAAATATCATTAGATTCATCTACACCATTGTTACAAATGGGTGATCCTTCCGGTGAACATATAGATCTTACAGCTGGCCAATTGAGATTTCATAATGGTTCTGGAACTGAAGTGTTTCGATTTGATGCTTCAATTCCTACAGGACAAAATAGATCAAACAATGGTGCTGGTGGAGCAGCTGGTAACTGTGTAGCAACAAATATTAATTCTAATACTAGATCAGGGTTAGAAATATTTTCAAAAACGACAGGTCTTTTCTTTGCAACTCCAACTACAACCGTAACAGATTATAGATCTATAGATTTCATGCCAGGCAGATTTTTTATGGAAGGTGGTAAGAAAATGAACTCCAATTCAAATACTGTTGCTCATACCATGGAAGTGCGAAGATATTTTGATTGTACAACAGCAAATACAGCAGGTGATTTAACAGGAACTACAAGTGCAATAAAAGGAAAATATGAAGCATCTGGTGTTTCTGTTTCTGGAACAAAATGTGGTGTAATAGGTGAGTCTATCAAAAACTTAGGTACTGCAACAAGTATGGGTGTTAAAGGTGTTGCAACTGGTACTGGTACTTTGTACGGTGTGCATTCAACAGGTAACATGAAATCTACAGGAACAATATCAGCAACAAATAATATTACTGCATATTCATCTGATGGTCGATTGAAAGAAAACATTGTACAAATTTCTCATCCATTGGAAAAAATAAAACAATTGCGCGGTGTTATTTATGATTGGAAAGAAGAAGTTTATAAAATGGGATTCACTCCAATGGGAGATGGTAAACAAGAAATGGGATTGATTGCACAAGAGGTGCAAAAAGTAATACCATGCGCTGTAACAACTGCACCATTTGATACGCCGTTAATAGAAAGTGATGATGGTGAACGATGGGACGGAAATCCAAATCATAATCCAGATGATCCATATTTAACAGTAGCATATGATAGAATAGTTCCATTGTTAGTGGAATCAATAAACGCGCAACAAAAATTGATTGAAGAAATGCAAGATAAAATTAAAAAATTGGAGAAAAACTAATGGCTTTGCAACAAAATGGTTCTATAAGTGCTAATAATGTTAATCAAGAATTTGGATTGTCAGGAAACACTCAACATTCATTTCAAGCAGCTCATACAGGAACAGGAACTTTTTCAGGATTAAATGGAGGATCTCCATCAGGTCCAAATGGTTCTGCACCACATAGTTTATCAGAATTTTATGGATATGATCATGATTTTCAAACAGAAAATACAGAAAACACTGTGCAACAGGTTCCAACCACTCAACAAGTATTTACTACACAAGTTGTTAATACAGTAAACGTGAATAGCTGTATTGTAGAAGGCCAAAAAGTTAGATTGAGTTCAGGATTATTAATGAACATAGAACGTTTACAAAGAGGAGATGAATTGTTAGGTTATGCAATTGAAGATATGCCTATGGATCATAATGTGACAGATGAATGGAAAATAACAGTTTTAACTAATGTAAGAATAAAACCACATCCGGTGCAAATTATAAGTATAACATCAGGCACTAACCCTTTGTATATTGATATAAATAGAAATATAAAAGATAACATTAAATTAACGCAAGAACATCCATTATTTATCAAAAGAAAAGTTGATCAAACTTATACATATAGATGGATGCGTGCTGATGAGGTAGAAGTTAATGATTATATGTTATGTGCAAATTATTTTGATAAACATGATGTTGTTTGGAAACAAAGCCAAGATAAAGATTGGATATTGATAGAAAATAAACATGTAGTAAAAGAAAAATGTATAGCATACTCAATAGACGTTAATAACACGGATACATACGTAGTTGGTAATATTGTTGTACATAACGATATAAATGTAGGTAAAGGGGGAGATATTGCAATAGATTTTGACAAATTTAGTGGATAAAATAAGTTATGAAAAAAAAATTATTAAAGAATAAAAAAATAGAAGTAAAACAATCTAATATTCATGGTTACGGAGTTTTTGCAAATAAAGATATTAAATCAGGAGAAATATTAGAGGAATGCAACTACACTAATGTTTTAGGAGCAGAAAACAATTTGTATAATTATGCATACCATTGGCCAAAAGCTATTCAATGTGCATTTGTAGAAGAAAAAACGACAATGCCATTTGGATATGCATGTATATATAATAGTTCAGATAGCAGAAAAAAGGCAAATGCTGATTGGGAATGTGATATTGAAAATGATATATATGTTTTCAAAGCTAAAAAAGATATTAAAGCTGGAGAAGAAATATTAGTTTATTATGGTGGAGGTTATTGGGGTAAATGGAAAAAACAATTATGGCATCAAAATTGCGTTTTAATTGTAGACGATTTAATAACACCTGAAATGCATAAAAATGTATTAGAAGCCGCAAATTCTCCATATCATCCAACAAATGTTGGAGGATTATATAAACAATCTATAGATGATACAAAAGATATTTGTGATAATAAAGTAACAACTATTCGTAAAAGTAAATTAACTTATAAGTATCAAAAAGCATGTTTTGATTTATTAGATGATTTTGGTCAAGTTAAATACGGTAATCTTACATTGGATACTCCTAAAAAATGGAACTCACATATGCCTAATAAGAATGGAGTTTATTATATGACATATGATAAAGATCAACATTTCGAATGGCATAAAGATAACATATTAACGGAAGAAGCTGACCAAACAATTGCACCATGGTTAAACTGGAGATCATGGACAGTTACAACATTTTTAAATGATGATTATGAAGGCGGTGTTTTTAAAATATCAGATATATACAAAAACGAGCTTACAATAAAACCTAAAAAATATAGAACTGTATTATTTAGATCTTTTTTACGTCATAAAGTTGAGCCAGTTATATCAGGAACAAGAAAACAATTGGTACATTGGATACATACTGAAGATACTTATCAAACACAAGAAAAAGAGGTCAGTAAACTTATTCGTGATATTTATAATAAAGGGAAAAGATAATGTCTATAGTATCTGTAAATAATTTAGTAGCATCAGGTGGTAATCTTGTATTTGTTCCATCTGGTAGTGGCGCATTACCTAATTCAGGTCAAGCAGCTGGTATTCGTGCTATACAGGATTTTACTGTTCAAAGAAATTTATCAGGATCAGATTTTGCAACAACTGGTTCAGAAGGTGTATTCTTTGCATGGTCTGGTAGCCATGTTGATAGTACAACTGGTGGATCTATAGGTGGTGGTGACCCTGAAGATATGTATCTGGCATATTATTATACATCATCTGGAGTAACCACATTAGATTCATCAAGCCTTGATCCAGATAATTCTGAAGCATTTTACAATTTATTTCAGACAGTGTTTCCAACATCATCATTTGCAGATCTTATACCAGATGCAAATAAAATTCAAATACGAATACATCATGATGATGACTCAGCAGCAATTGCGTCTGCATCTATGCTTGCTTTAAATTCACATGAACATGCAGGAATATTTTTTACTGCATCTATGGGAGTTCCTATTTTAGCTGGTGATGGAAAATTTCTTATTGAAAATGTAAGAGAAGGTCAAGTTAATGGTCCAATAACATCATCAACATTTATATCCGCAAGTACAGCTCAATCATCGTCTGGATTCTTTGGCCAGGTTGAAGTGAAAACGCTAGGAGATCCAAGATCTGGATCGGCAACGCTTAGATTAGATCCATTAGATCCTGGATCATTTATAATGTCAGGATCTCAAGATTCAAAACTTTATTTATCTGGATCTGGTCAGATAGGAATAAATACAACAACTCCAGTACAAGATGTTGATATACGTGGTAATGAAATTGCATTAACAAGAACAAGAGAACAAAAAGGAATCCGTATTAATCAATTTGGTGACTTAGAATCATTTAATTTTGATGCAGATTCTGCTTCTACAGGTAGTGAAGTAATATTAAAATATCAAAAAGGTGGTGCAACTACAATAAGTGTTGTATTAGCAGCGGAAGTTGCAACTACCGTGCCACTCGAGATTGGAGGAAGTTCAGATGCGGGAGCAGTAGAAACTTTAATTAATGGAACATTTGGAGGTGATGTATCTGCTTGGTTAGCTACACAAAAAGCAGAATTTGTTAAATTTTTTAATGATTCTGCACAAAGACAAGGATTCTTTGAACAATCAGATCCAGGTAATGTAATTGGAGCTATACGATATGTTGTGGTATCCGGGTCTGATGATACAGCAGATGATAGATCATCAGGTGAAGCAGCTGCAATCAAAGCAATTGTAACATCTGTTGATGATACATCAGGTGGAGTAACATCAAGATTATCATTTAATGTTGCAAAACAAACAGGTGATCCGGCAACTCAGTTATTTAATTTATCTCCAGAGTTTGGTGTTGAAGTATCTGCTAGTTTGGTAATGCAACAAGGTAGTAATATACACCTTGGACAAAATACAGATGGCGCTGATAAAAAGATAGATTTTCGACATGCAACAGCTCGGTTTGCAGTTGGTATAGATGATTCAACAGATCGATTTACAATTAATAAAAATAGCGTAGGTAATTTTGAAACAACAGGAGATAATAATGATTTCCAGATAGATGCATCAGGTAATGTATATATTAATCAAGGACAGCTTAAGGTTGGAAGTAATATAATTTTACCAGCTCAAAAAATTGCATTAAACACAGGAACATCAGCAGATTATATTCAATATGCAGATACAGGAAATGGTAATGGGTTTGTTTATAAAGGTAATGGAAAGTTTGATGGAAGTTTAACTGTAACTGGTGCAATAACATCATCTATTGTAACATCATCTGTAATATTTTCAAGCGGTTCTAATATATTCGGAGACGAAGCATCAGATACTCATAAATTTGTAGGATCGATATCGGCATCAGGATTAATAAGTTCAAGCGGCCATATTTTTGGATCTATGATAAGATCAGACAATTACTATGACCTCACTGGTATTCAACCGTTATTTAGATATACTCCAAGTAGTGGAAATGCATTTATAGCATATTCTACAGAGTTAGTACAAACAACTATTGGTAGAGGTGATGCAGGTCGAATTGTAATTAATGGTAACGTAACAGCCTCAGGTAATATAAGTTCAAGTGCAACGCTAATAGCAAATGAAGCTAACATTATAGGTAATATAACAGCCTCAGGTAATATAAGCGCTAGCGGTGATATAATATCAGATGGACAAATATCAGCAGAAACTATACTAGTTTCAGCTACCACTGGGATAATTGGATTTTCTAATTATGGTTTACTTACTGATCAATTTATACAAGGATTTGGAAATCAAATAACAGTTGATGGTGACAATTATGTAGAACTAGTAGCAGACAATGAAGTAAAAATAAATGCACCTAAATTAGGAATAGGAACCATTTATTCAACAGATAATTCAGATCAAGTCCCAGAAGCATTAACAGTAACAGGTAATATAAGTGCAAGTGGTAATATATATTCTGCAACTGAAGAACATATTCAATTTAGTTTTTTAACTGATTCAACTACAGCTAATTGGCATGGTCCAAATAGACAAGGAGTATCATATTATTATTGGAATAAAGATTATGGTACTGACTCAGGAGTAACAACTATTGATTGGAGTTCGGCGGCTAATGATGAAAGATTATTAACTAGTGGATATCGAGTACCATATAAAATAGAAGTTACAAAAATATTTGTTGTAGGACATAATGCTCAACTTGCAACATCACCAGAATCATTATCATTTACAGCTTCCCTGCTGGTAGGAAGTCCAGAACAAAATGCACCAGGAGCAAGTGCAATTACATTATCTAATAAAGGCAATACAATATCAAATATCGGAGAATCTAGATATGCGGCAATGACAGCATCATTGGCATATACAAATTTCATAGTAAGTGAAAGTCAATATTTATATCCAAGACTTAAATGTACTAATGATAATCAAGATGTAAATGGTATTTGGACAATATATTATAGGAGAATTTCATAATGAGTATAAGAAAATCAGATGACTTAGTAAACGAAACTAATAGTAGATATAATAATCTAAAAGATGTAAGAAAACGAGAAAAAATTACTGAAAGGATTGATGATACGTCACATAATGATAATCCGTATGATGAAACTTTACAATATTTAAATAGAAAATTAGATGATGTAATTGACCAATTAAATACTAATTCAGGAAAAGTAGGATCTGATGGAGTTGATTTGGCAGCAGAAGCAACAACATTACAAAATGCAAGAACAATTGGAGGAGTATCATTTGATGGCTCAGCTAATATCAATCTTCCAGGAGTTAACACCGCTGGAAATCAAAATACATCAGGTACAGCAACTAATGCAACCAATGTTACAGTAACTGCAGACACAGCTAATGCGAATCATCCAATAACATTTATAGATGATACATCACCTGACGGCTCAGTTGAAGGGTTAAAAGCAGCATCGACCATAACGGTTAATCCAAGTACCGGTGAACTTGTATTAGGTCTACTTTCTATTACCTTTACACAAGGTGATGGTAGAACAACATTTGGCACAGTAACATTTACAGCTGCTGATGAAAGTGGTACAAGAAGAACGGCCACTATAAATTTAACTTAAAATGTAATTGGATGATATTTATATAAAATGAATCTAGGTGATCAAATAGCAAAAGAATTAATAGAAGAAGCAAATTCTACTATCAAAACCGTCGTGGCAATATACCCAGGCAGATTTCAGCCAATGGGACAACATCATGCAAAAGTATATGATTGGTTAGCAGGAAAATTTGGTAAACAAAATACATATATAGCAACATCAGATAAAGTTCAATTACCTAAATCACCATTAAACTTTCGTGAAAAATTACAAGTTATTAGAAAACATGGAATAACAAATGTTTCACAAGAAAAAAATGTTTATGCACCAGAAAATATTTTAAAAAAATATAATCCAGAAACAACTGCAGTTGTATTTGTATACGGCAAAAAAGATGCCGGAAGATTAAAATATACAAAAAAAGATGGATCACCTGGATATTTCCAAGATTATGCAAAGTCTAAATCAAATCTAAAAGGATATGAACAACATGGATACGTTGTTATATCTCCGCATATAGAGTTAAAAGTACCAGGATTTGGTGAAATGTCAGGAACTACTATAAGAGCCGCATTAGCAACCGCAGATATGAAAACATTTAAAAATATAATGGGTTGGTATGATCCAAAAATATATCAGCTATTAAGAAAAAAGTTTTCTCAAGTTTTGGAATCATTTATAGTTAAAGAAGGAAGTAATGTCACTGGCCAAAGTAATGCAGATGTTGATGACGGTCCAAGATATTTTTATGGCAATCAAACTACATATAGAAAAAAGAATGATGATATGGCAAAGCGATTAGGATATGAAGTTATAAATTATATTGTAAAAGATAATCCTATTGAAGTTCATAATACAAATTTTCCAGATGGTCCACCATTGACAGTATCATATTTTCCTACAGGAGTTAAAGGAGGAGAATTTTCAGGAACTGATTATATAAAAGATTATAAAGGACGTCCTGGATATGTAAAATGGAAAAGTTATATTTCAAAAATTGCTCAACAAGTTGGATATAAATTTTTAGATTTTTTAGGAGCAGAAGATTCTATAGAATCAAGTAAAGGAGAAAAGTTAGTGCCAACAACATTAAAAGAAGATATTAACATTCCTATCAATATTGGAGATACAATTATGATGGGAAGATTTAAAAATAAAAAAGTAGTGGTAAAAACAATTAATTTTAATGATAAAGGAGATTTGTTAATTAATGGTAAATCTGCAGCTAGATTTAGAATTTTACCACAAGAACCTAAACCTAAGACATTAGGAGAATCAATAGCAATGCAGTTGCTTACAGAAGGCGGGGCAGCTGGTCATATGAATCATCCATTTGATGATAGAGATATTACATTTGGAGACATGAAACAAATGATTAGATTATCTCTTGAAGGTAAATTAAATGTTGAAGCTGGCGTGCAAGAAAAAACTGATGGACAAAATTTAGCAATTACATTTAAAGATGGTAAGGTAGGAGCAGCTAGAAATAAAACAACAATTCGAACACCAATGGATATTAATGCAATAAAATCAAAATTTGCAGGAAGAGGTGAAATAGAAAATGCATTTACGTTTGCCATGCAAGATTTAGAACGAGCATTATTAAAAATATCAAATGATAAATTATTTGAAATATTTAGAAATGGTTCTAGATTTTTAAATATAGAAATAATATATCCAGGTACACAAAATGTTGTTATGTATGGACCAAAAGCTTATATTCAATTTCATGGTGTTGATGAATTTGATTTAGATACAGCAACAAAAACAGATTCATATCCAGAATTTGCTCCTTTGTTACAAAAAATGATTGCTGATGTAAATGCAAATATACAAAAACAATTTGAAATTATTCCGCCAAAAATTTTAACATTAAATCAATTACCTAATTTTGAAGAAAAAGAACAATATTTTATTCAGCAAGTAAATCAATTGCAAAAACAATATAAATTAAAAGATTCTGATGAATTAATATTGTGGCATGAGATGTGGTGGAAAGACAAAATTAATGAATTATTTCCTGATACAACAGATGATATAAAATTTGGATTATTAAAACGATGGGGATATTTTGATAAATCAATGAGATTAAATGGAACAAATATACCTGATCCAGATATATTATCTCGAATAAAAGATTTTGATAAAACTAATTTTGCTAAACAAAATAAACAAAATGTTTATAATTTTGAAAAAATATTTTTAGAATTAGGTGTTGAAATACTAGCTAACATTTCAGATTATTTATCAGTAGTACCAGATAAAGCAGTTAAAGATATTAGAAGACGAATAGCTGCAAAAATCAAAGTCATACAGAAATCCAAGGATCTAGCGTCACTTGAAAAATTAAAATTTGAATTAAAGCGTATAGAAGATTTAGGAGGATTTGAAAAATTAGTGCCAACAGAAGGTATAGTATTTATATATAAAGGAAAAACATATAAATTAACAGGATTATTTGCACCTATCAATCAATTGTTAGGAATTGGCGGACTTGGCGACAAATAGCATATTTATATAAAAAATAGGGATAACTATGAACGAAGAAAAATTAAGAAAAGCTATTAGAAATGAAATTCGAAAAGCGTTAGACGAAGCTCCTTCAAAATATGGATCAGGTTTAGGTAGTTCTGAAAGACAAAAAGTATCTAGAATTTTCAATTACCTTGAAAGAAAAGGTTTATCTAGATTTTTAGGACAATTAAGAACTGATATAGAAAAGGCTCAAGCTATTATAAAATTTGCTGATATAGTTGGATTACCAATTAATAAGGTATCACAATTAAGAAGTCAGTTAGTTAAAATGAAGCAGCAAGCTAGAAGAGCAGGCGAAAGAGAAGTTTAGTAAAATTTTAAAGGTTATATAATATGGCAAAATCAAATGCAAATAGCAAACTACAAAATGTAAAAGCTATTAAAGAAATGTTGTCGGGTACTCATAAATCTCAGACTCGACAAACACATTACTACGGAAAGACGTCTACAGAAATTGATGAAGAAAATATCATAGAAAAATTTGAAGACGGTACACCAAAAGTTTGGATAGAAATTGGACCTAATGGTTCTAGAACTCGTGTTACACAACATAGTGGATTTAAATCTCGAGAATCAGAAACAGGTCATGCCGTAAGAGAAGCTCAAAAATCATTAGAAATGCCTACTACATGTCCTAATTGTGGACAATCTACGCATGGCAAAGAAGAAAGATTAAATAGAAAATTTTGGGTAACTCATAAAACATGTTTTGATTGTGTTGTTACAATGGAAACAAGATTAAGAAATGATCCAGAAGCATGGGAAAAATATCAAAATGAAAAAATGTTTGAAAATGCAAAATCATTTTTTAAAGATGCGGACGGAGATGTTGCTGGATTGAGAAAAATGTTAACTCAAGAAATAAAAAATGTTCAAAATGCAGATGGTGATATTGAAACATATAAAGAAGCAATGTCGCCAGAAGAATTTGATAAAAAAGTTTTATCAGAATATAATGAATATAAAAACAATGTCCTTAAAGGACTTAAAGGAGATTAATTATGGGATTAGGATTAGGAAAATTATTTTCAGGTGGGGCCGGAGAACTGGTAGAATCAGTTGGTGGTGTACTTGATAATCTAACAACCAGTAAAGAAGAAAAACTAGAAGCAAAAAGAAAAATGAAACAATTGGTTTCTGATTATGAAACTAAAATGGAACAGAACATAACAGATAGATGGAAAGCTGATATGAATTCTGATTCATGGTTATCAAAAAATGTAAGACCATTAGTATTAATATTTTTAGTAGTATGTACAGTATTAATGATATTTATTGACGCAGGTTCAATAAAATTTGTAGTAGAAGAAAAATGGACTGATTTGTTACAATTAGTATTGATCACAGTTATTGGTGCATATTTTGGTGGCCGTTCTTTTGAAAAACGTACTAAAAAATAATTATTCTTTTACTTGGTTTTCTGCAAATAATTCTTTATATTAAGGTATAATATGGCGGTAAAGAAAACATTAAAAGAAATCATACGTGATGAATATAAAAGATGTGTACAAGATCCAGTACACTTCATGAGAAAATACTGTATTATACAACATCCAACTCAAGGAAAAATATACTTTAATTTATATCCGTTCCAGGAAGATTCATTAAAACAAATTGCAGATAATAGATATAATATTATTCTTAAGTCTAGGCAGCTAGGTATTTCAACTTTAACTGCTGGATATGCATTATGGAAAATGCTTTTTAAATCAGACTTTAATGTATTGGTAATTGCAACTAAACAAGATGTAGCAAAAAACTTAGTTACAAAAGTAAGAGTTATGCATGATAATTTACCAAAATGGTTAAAAGGATCTGTTGCAGAAGATAATAAACTTTCTTTAAGATTATCAAATGGTTCACAAATTAAAGCCATATCATCAAAAGGTGATGCAGGTAGATCAGAAGCCTTATCATTACTAATATTTGATGAAGCTGCATTTATTGATAAAATTGATGATATATGGACTGCCGCTCAACAAACATTAGCAACAGGTGGTGATTGTATTGCATTATCAACTCCTAATGGTGTTGGTAATTGGTTTCATAAACAATGGGTAGAAGCAACAGCTGGAGGAGAATTTAATAATATAATGCTCCATTGGACAGTACATCCAGATCGTGATGAAGATTGGAGAGCTAAACAAACAGAACTATTAGGTGAAAAAATGGCAGCTCAAGAATGTGACTGCGATTTTATTTCATCAGGTCATACAGTAGTAGATGGTGAAGTACTTCAATGGTATAATGAAACTTATGTAAAAGATCCATTAGAAAAAAGAGGATTTGATGGTAATTATTGGATATGGGAATATCCAAATTATAGTAAATCATATATGGTTGTAGCAGATGTTGCTAGAGGTGATTCTACAGATTATTCCGCATTTCATGTATTTGATACAGAACAATGTAAACAAGTTGCTGAATATAGAGGCAAAATAGGAACTACAGAATATGGTAACATGTTAGTATCAGTTGCAACCGAATATAATAATGCGTTACTTGTAATTGAAAATGCTAATATAGGATGGGCATCAATACAAGTAGCAATAGACAAAAATTATACTAATTTATACTATTCATATAAACAAGATGGATATTTAGATGAAGAGATACACTTAAAGAAAAACTATGATCTTAAGAAAAAGTCTCAAAAAGTTCCTGGATTTTCAATGACATCAAGAACTCGTCCATTAGTAATATCTAAATTAGAAACATATTTTAGAGATAAAACGCCGTTAGTTTTTAGTAAAAGATTAGTAGATGAATTATTTACATTTATTTGGCTAGGACATAGAGCAGAGGCGGCAAGAGGTTATAACGATGATTTAGTAATATCATTTGCAACAGGATTATGGATGAGAGATACAGCATTACGGTTACATCAACAAGGAATGGATTTAAATAGAAAATCATTAGGAGGCATAGGAAAAACTGCCGAAGGAGTATATTCTTCAAAAACAGATTTAAAAGGAACAGGTTGGGATTGGCAAAGTGGAGATAAAGACAACGACGATTTAACCTGGCTTTTATAACAATATCATATTTATATTAAAGTAGAAAATTATGGCAAACACATCATTAAGATCTAGATTAAGAAGACTTTTTTCAACGAATGTAATAGTTCGTAGAATTGGTAAAAAGCGTTTACAAGTCGTAGATTCAAATAAGTTACAGTCGCTTGGAAACATGAAACAGACAAAATACATCGACAGATTTTCAGGTATACATACAAGAAACCCAGGTTGGAGTACATATAATAATACAGCAAATTATCATCAAAATAGAGTAGAATTATATACTGATTATGAAGGCATGGATATGGACCCAATATTATCATCAGCGTTAGATATATACGCAGATGAATCTACAGTAAAAGATGCCGACGGAGATACATTAACAATTAAATCACCAGATGATAATATACGAAAAATATTAAGAAATTTATTTTATGATGTATTAAATCTAGAATATAACTTATGGCCATGGATTAGAAATGCATGTAAATATGGTGATTTTTATTTACATTTAGATATTAATGAAGAAATTGGTATAGTAAATGTAACACCATTATCTGCGTATGAGATGAGACGTGAAGAACAATTTGATGAACAAAATCCATATGCAGTTAAATTCTTTTATGAAGGTATGAGTAATATAGGAGGTGTAGGAGGTAATTCGCAATTAGAATATGATCCATATGAAATAGCTCACTTTAGATTATTATCAGATACAAACTTTTTACCATATGGTAAATCTATGTTAGAAGGAGCAAGAAAAATATTTAAACAATTAACTCTTATGGAAGATGCAATGTTACTTCATAGGATAATGAGAGCTCCAGAAAGAAGAATTTTTAAAATTGACGTAGGAAATATCCCAGCAAATGAAGTTGATTCTCATATGCAACAAATAATGAACAAAATGAAAAAAGTTCCTTATATGGATGAAAAAACAGGTGACTATAATCTTAAATTTAATTTACAAAATATGTTGGAAGATTATTATCTACCAGTTAGAGGTGGTGAATCTGGAACTAATATTGAGTCATTACCAGGAACTTCAAATGATGGTCAAACAGAAGATATTGATTACTTAAGGAATAAAATGCATGCAGCATTAAGAATTCCAAAAGCATTTTTAGGATATGATGAAGGAGTTGAAGGTAAAGCAACATTAGCAGCAGAAGATATTAGATTTGCTAGAACAATTGAAAGAATACAAAAAATATTTACTTCTGAACTAACCAAAATTGCAATTGTACATTTATATACTCAAGGATATACTGATGAAGATTTAATTAATTTTGAACTAACATTAACTAATCCATCAATTGTTTACGAAAAACAAAAAGTAGAATTATTAAATGAAAAACTTGGATTGGTATCAAACTTTAAAGAATCAGGAATGTTTTCTCAAAGATACATTTATGAAAATGTATTTGGAATGAGTCAAGACGAATGGGAAGCAGAATCAGAACAAGTAATTGAAGATCTTAAACAAGATTTTAGAAAAGAACAAATTAAATCAGAAGGTAATGATCCAAAGAAAACAAATCAGTCATTTGGAACACCTCATGATATAGCTGCAATGCATGTACAAACAAAGCTTGATATTCCAGGCCAGCAAGATGAAGGCGCAGATAACCCAGTAGCAGGACCAGGCCGTCCAAAAGAATATGGTTCATGGGGCAAAGCAAATTCTCCATTTGGTAGAGATGCATTAGGCAGCAAAGGATTAGATAAAACGTTTGCGACGGATAAATCTCCATTGCAACATAAGTATAGAGGTGGATCACCACTTAGCACAGAAGCAAAAGCTTTTGCAAATATGATTCAAAAACAATCAAAATCGTCAGAAATTCTACATGAAAGTTTGAACACTAAACAAATTGACCCAGATAAAGGTACAATGCTTGACGAAGATGTATTGATTCAAGAAGAAAAATCGTAGTGAAAGTCCAAAAACTCTATATTTATTTAAAAATAGATAGCAAACAAACGGGACGATGTGTCAATGAAAAAAATTAAGCATTCAAAGTATAAAAATACAGGTATTCTTTTTGAAATGCTCGTAAGGCAAGTTGCAGCAGATACAATGCATGGCCGCAGAACAAAAGCTTTGCCAATCATTAAAAGGCACTTTAAATCTGGTACTGAGTTAGGAAAAGAATTGCAATTGTACAGAACACTTCAAGAAGAAGAGTTTAAATCAGAAAATAGTGCACAGAAATTTCTGCAAGCTTGCGTAACTGCAAGAAAGGCATTAAATGAAGGTGCATTGCGTAGACAAAAATATAATTTAATAAAAGAAATCAATGATACATTTATCATTGACAACTTTTTTAAATCAAGAGTATCTAACTATAATATAATGGCTGCAGCATATAAATTGTTTGAATATGCAGAAGTTGATAATCCAGCTCAAATAGTTAGATCAAAAGCTACATTGGTAGAACATGTTTTAAGAAATGTATTAGCCACTCCTATTAAACAAAAGAGAGGCAATGTAATAAAAGAAACATATACTGTTCAACCAAAAGATGTAAGACTGCTATCTTATAAAATGTTGATTGATAAATTTAATGATAAGTATAATGGACTTAATCAACGTCAAAAAAATATTTTACGTGAATATATTAATAATGTAACAAATACAGTTGCATTAAAAGAATTTATTACTACTGAAATTCCAGTTATCCAAAAAGAATTAAAACGAGCTTCTTCACGAGTAGGTTCTAAAATAGTTAAAATAAAACTAAATGAAGTTAATAGTATGCTATCTGAGTTGCAAGGTCGTGGAGTAGTTAAAGACAAAGATGTTTTAACAATGCTACGTTATTATGAATTGATTAAGGAACTTAAAAAAGTGGAGACTAAATAATGAGTGCTAATCCATCACAAAAAGAATCATGGTTTGCAAATTATACTACAGGTTCAACTTATAGTGCAAACAGCAGAGAGCCAGGAAAATATATTGACGCATTATCAGTACCTGCAAGTACTACTGTAAACGTTGATGGAAAAGGATATGGAGCAATACTAGTTGGTAATGCATCTAACCTTGTGGTAACAGCATCTAATGGTACATTTATTACCTCAGGACTAACAGCTGGTAATTTGTATGAAATTGGAATTAAACAAGTAGAAATTGGTTCAACAGGAAATGCAACTATATTTAGATTAAATAATGCAAACGGAGGATAGGAGTTGATATATGGATTATATGAAAAAATTTAAACAATTCCTTAAGGAAGAAGAAAAAGAAGAAGCAGTTGAATATCAACATAGCGAAGAAGATCTAGGTGAAGCAAATGTAACTGGTAATATAGATGGAGGAGAAGGCCCACCAAAAACACCATATGCATTTCATGATGATGATAAGAAAGGTAAGAAGAAACAAAAAGATAATGCAACTACGGCAACAGAATTTGAATTAGTTAAAGACTCATTATATAAAAAAATGATGAAAATGACAATGAATTCTGGATTAATGAATGAAACGTCGTACAGGGATTATAAAAAAGATCCAACATCAACACCACAACAAAAAGTTAATAGAGGTATTGCTGAAGTTAACAAAATGTTAGGTCTAATGGAAAGGATCGTAAATAATAATATAAGGTTAAAAACAGAAATGGGTGTTAATTCAAATCATTTTTGGAAATCAACCGGACGAAGATTTGCAAAGATTAATGAAAGAATGACAAGAATTGCAAACCGATTAAAAGAATTATCACAATAGGAGTCAAAAAATGTCAAAACAATTATTAGTTAATTATCAAACATTTGAGATTACTCCTCAACAAATAAATGAAAGCCTATCAAAAAATGGTGGAAAATTAATTGTTTCTGGAGTTCTTCAAAGAGCAGAATCAAAAAATCAAAATGGTAGAATATACCCAAAAGAAACTTTAATGAGAGAGGCAAATAAATATGAACAATCTTTTATTAAAGAAAAAAGAGCTTTAGGAGAATTAGACCATCCAGATTCATCTGTAGTAAACTTAAATAATGTTTCACATAATGTATTAGGCATGAATTGGCAAGGTGATGATTTGGTAGGAACAGTTGAAGTACTTTCTACTCCTGCAGGAAATATATTAAAAGAACTTTTCAAATCTGGTATTAGGTTAGGTATTAGTTCTAGAGGTATGGGATCTGTAAAAGAGGTAATGAGAGAAGGTGATGATACATTAGAAGTACAACCAGACTTTGAATTAATTGCATTTGATTTTGTATCAAATCCATCAACTCATGGAGCATTTTTATCTCCAGTAAATGAAGGAAAAGGAAAACCAAATGATAAATACAATAATGTAAATAAATTAATAACTGATATAATAAAGGAGTTCTAATATGTTAAAAGATATGCAATCACAATATGGACCAAATCCTAATCTTCCAAAAACAGATACATTGGCTGGAGAAGGAAAGAAAAATGCTGGATTAGAAACTCTTGGAGCTAATAATGCTTCAAAATATTCAGCAACAGTAACTAAAGATCCATTTGCATTTGAAGGAAAAAAGAATGCAGGATTAGAAGGCGTTAAAGATGGATCTAAATTTGGTATGATGGGCGGAAGACCTACATTATACATTGATACAGTGGAGTACTAAAATGAATTTAAAAAAACAATATCAAAGACTTTTTGAAGGTAGAGCAGACTTTGCAAAAGCAAATAATTTAAAAATGGAAGATTCTTTATTAAATGAAAATCCAATGGTTCAAGCTTTTCCTAAAATGAAATCTAGAGGAGAGATGGAAGATGCCGGAGTTAAAGTTGGTCTAGATATTGAATATTTTTCAGATCAAATAAATGAACTATTGGACCAACTACAAGATTTTCATCAAGAATTAGGTACTGGAATAGAAATGAAAGGCGATGAAACAGGTGATTATATTTATGATACCGCTGAAAAACAAGTATCTAGATATATGATGAGCTCTATGAAAGGATTAGAAGATCTTCAAAAATATTTAGAAAGACAAAAGAGGAATCTATAATGGCAAGAAATAAATTTGAAACAAAACTATTAAGATCTTTGATAAATGAAAATTTTGGACAAGATGAAAAAGAGCAAGCATTAACTTCAGAACAAAAGAAAGCATTTACTGAAGCTGTTGGTAATTATCATACAATGGGTGATAATATATATAGAAATTCATCGTTAAGAGAAATAACGGAAGAATTGGCACATATAGTTAAAGTTGCAGAATCTCTTACATTGCAAGAATCAGAACATTGGTTTGATAATGTTACTACTGGACGTCATATGAAGCAGCTAAAAGAAGCTTACAAAGTTTTTGAAAAAACTGCAGGTGAAGTTCATACATTACAACAAAGGTTAGAATCAGCATATGAAGATATGGGTGGTATATTGAATAAGTATTATAAAATAGGAGAAGCTTTAGATCCGGTAGGTCAAGAAGATGGTGATATAGATAATGATGGTGATAAAGATAAAACAGATGCTTATTTATTAAATAGAAGAAAAACTGTATCTAAAGCAGTAAAAAAATCTTAATATATTTGGTTTATTGAAATATATTCTTTATATTAAGAATAGTTATAATCATAAAATAGTTATATGAACAAGAAACATAAAATTTGGCAATCACATATTCCAGGACAACCTTTAGGGGCTAGTGTCGTTAAAGGTGATGTAGGCTTTGCAATTCGATTTTGGAAACGTGCTCTTAAAGATGCAGGTACATTGCAAGAACTAAAAGAAAGACGATATTTTAAAAAGAAGTCTTCAAAAAGGCGTGAACAAATGGATAACGCCAAATATTTCCAAAAGATTAATTCGCAACAAGACTAATAAGAACTTACTTATTATTTGGTATACAAAAACTTTTTTTAAAAAATATAAGGGTTTTTGTATATCCCTGTATATTTATATTTGATTTCAAAACATACGGTGGTTAAATATCGCTGTCCCTGAATATTTTTTAAACTATTCTATTAAGGTTCTTAATAACCTTACTTCCGAAAAAATTTTATTAAAGGAGAGAGTTCAATGAACAAACTATTGAAAGAAGCTATTGCAGACGCGAAAGCCGTACGAGAAACTGCATTAGCAAACGCTAAACTAGCATTAGAAGAGGCTTTTACGCCAAGACTTCAAAGCATGCTATCTGCTAAACTTTCTGAAGAAGAAGAGTCACATATGGAAGAAGACGAAATGCCAATGGATGAACCAGCAGCACCAGAAATGGAAGCGCCTGTTGAGGAACCAGCACCAGAAATGGAAGAAGAAATGGCTGACGATTCTGACATGGAAGAAGGTATGAGAGAGGACGACGAAGATCCTACTGACGTACATTCTGAAGCACATGATGACGAAACTATGGATGAAGAAGATGCAGAACTTGAAGAAATCTTAAGAGAGCTTGAAGACGATACTATGGACGAAGGTCAAAGAGGTGACAAAGAAACTGATGAAAATGAAGATAAAGAAGAAACTAATGAAGTTTCTGATTCTTCAGATATTGGTAAAGGTGACAACAAAGTTGACGTAGCTTATGGTAAAGATCAAGATGATCCAGGAAAAGGTAAACTTAAAGAAAACGAAGGTGACGAAGAAGTTACTGAAGAAGACGAAGTTGATCTTGACGAGATTATCAATGCTTTAAGAGAAGAAGATGAAGCTGATACAACTGATGAAGGCCAAAGAGGTGACAAAGAGACTGACGAAGACTATACCGCAGGTGTAGATGACGGCGGTGCTGCTAAGGAACTTGAAGAGGCTTACAAAGTTATCAGATTTATGAAGTCTAAACTAAACGAAGTTAACCTTCTAAATGCTAAACTATTATTCTCGAATAAATTATTTAGAAACCATTCATTAAATGAATCACAGAAAATGAAAGTAATTGAAAACTTTGACAGAGCTCAAACATTGAGAGAAGTTAAATTAGTATTTGCTACATTATCTGAGTCATTTAAATTAAATGGTGGAAAGAAAAAAACAATCAAAGAATCTTATGCAAGTAAAGCTACTAGATCTACAAGACCATCCAAAAGAGTCCTTTCAGAAGGAAATGAGGTGGCTAATAGATTTAAGAAATTAGCTGGACTTCTATAAGTTCTAATTAAAAGGAGATTTAAAAATGGATATAAATTCATTAATGCCTAATGATACAATAGCTAAACAAAAAGCAGTTACTGCTGGCTTAGTATCAAAATGGGAAAGAACTGGTCTTCTTGAAGGTCTTAACAAAGAATATGAAAAGTCAGGAATGGCTGTTCTATTGGAAAACCAAGCAAAACAATTAGTATCAGAAGCAAATTCTACTGGTACATCTGCAAACTCTGAAGAGTGGTCAGGTGTAGCTTTACCATTGGTAAGAAGAATTTTTGCTGAGATTGCTGCTAAAGATTTTGTTAGTGTTCAACCAATGAACCTACCATCTGGACTTGTATTCTTCCTAGACTTCAAGTATGGGACCGCGCAACCAGGATTTACTACAAACTCTGGTAAAGATTCGCAAAACGATTCTGTATTTGGTGTAACTGATGATAACAAAGGTGGTACTGTAGCTACTGAAGGTCTTTATGGCGCTGGTAGATTTGGATATTCTATCAATGAAACAGCTACAGATACATTAGTTAACGGTGCTGGAGCTGCTGGAACTAACATTGTAACAGGTTCATACACTCAAACTACATTTGAAGCTGCAACTAATCATGATTCAGAATTTTCTGCTTCATTAGCTGCTGCATCTGTTGGTATTGGACAAATGGCATCTGTTGCATTTAAATTTGCAGCTGCTGATTTAATTGATAGTAACGGTGTTAGAGCATTCCAAATATCTGGTTCAGGTATTTCAGCTTATTATCCTCAATTTACTACTATTGATGATGAAACAAGTGCAACTCCGACTGTAACATTTGTTGTTAAGTCAACTGCATCTACTGCAGCAGTTGTTGATGCTGTAATTACATATCAAAAACAACCTGGTGATACTTCAAGAGGTGACTTCGAAGATACATCTCAAGATTCAGGAACATCTAATTCTGCATTAGCTATTCCAGAAATCAACTTAGAGATGAGATCTGAGGCAATTGTTGCTAAGACAAGAAAGTTAAAAGCAATCTGGACTCCAGAATTTGCTCAAGACTTGAATGCTTATCATTCAATTGATGCTGAGGCTGAGTTAACTTCTATGTTATCTGAATATGTTTCGCAAGAAATTGATTTAGAATTATTAGACATGTTAATGCAAAATGCTCAAACTACTGACTTCTGGTCAGCTAGATTAGGCTTTGAATATAATTCAGCATTAACAACATTTGCTAATACTGCTGGTAATTCTGCAGCTTACAACCAAGGAACTTGGTTCCAAACTTTAGGAACTAAAATCCAGAAAGTAAGTAACAAGATTCACCAATTAACATTAAGAGGTGGTGCAAACTTCCTAGTATGTTCTCCAACTGTTGCAACTATCCTAGAATCAATTCCTGGATATGCTGCTGATA